ACAGAAGTTCCTGATGCAGACTGGTTGTCAGAAAAAACATCAGACTTAATGGACAGAGTATATGAAAAAGAAATCTACCAAACCTGAAAAATTTAATATAATACCTCCTGACCTTTCTGCTAAAGAAAAAGCTTTAGAGTTAGCAAGGAAGGATATCATTACCTTTGGGCAGATGTTTTTACCTGAAGACTTTATGAAATCTTCTCCTGCTCCGTACCAGTATGAGTTAAGTGATTTATTATTGGGAGATGAAAAAAGGGCTTGTATCATACTTCCTCGTGGTCACGCAAAGTCTACTTTAGCAAAAACTGCTTTATTATATAAACTGTATTTTAACCCACCTGAAAAAAGAGAATTTATTGCTTGGGTATCTGAGGAGCAATCTCAAGCAGTAGACCATATCAAATATATACAAAACCATATTGACATTAATCCTGCTCTACAATATTACTTTGGAGACTTAAAAGGAGATAAATGGACTGAAAAAGAATTTACAACAGCAAGAGGAGATAGGGTTATTGCAAAAGGAACTACTCAAAGATTGCGTGGTCGTTCTCAATTAGGTTTAAGATATACAAATATTATTCTTGATGACTTTGAATCTGAGTTAAATACAAAAACTCCTGAAAGAAGAATGGAGATTAAAGAATGGGTTATGTCAACAGTAGAGCCTGCTTTGGAAAATTCAAAAGGACAAGAAGGTTCTGTATGGCTAATCGGTACAATTGTTCACTATGATTCATTCTTACAAAGTATATATGATGGATATTTGTCTGCTAAGAAGGAAGAAAGAAAATACGCTTGGTCTGTTATGTATAAAAAAGCTATAGACAATGGAGTCCCTTTATGGCCTAACTACTTTAGCAAAGAAAAGTTAGATGACATTAGAAGAAGATTCTCTGATATGGGACTTGTTCATAAATTTGCTCAAGAATACTTAAATGAAGCAAGAGATTTAGATTCTGCTAAATTTAGAATTAAAAGAATAAATTATTATAAAGGAAATTTAGAATCAAGGAATGGATTTAACTATATGATAATAGATGAATCTGCTATTCCAGTAAATGTATATTTAGGAGTTGATTTAGCATATGAGGCAAATTCAAGGAGCGACTATCAAGTTATTATGGTTATTGCTATAGATAAAGAAAGAAATATATATGTTATAGATTATTATAGAGAACACTCTCCTTTATATGATATGCCTCATAAAATATTTGAATACGCAAAAAGATTTAGTCCTGTTAGAAGAGTAAATGTAGAGAAAGTCGGTGCACAAGGTGTTATTAAAGACTATGTAAATAAGCTAATAGGTAAAGATAGAAAAATGGCACCAGGTTTAGCTCAAGGAGTTAGACCACCATCTGGAATTAAAAAAGAAGACAGAATAGAGGCATTATTGTGTCCTATCGTAAATTCTAGAAAATTATTCATAAAAAGAGAACATAGTGATTTGGTTGACGAAATGTTTGAGTTTCCTAAAGGTAGAAATGATGACCTATTAGACGGATTATGGTATTCTGTAACGACTGCTAGACCACCTAAAAGTTCAGCTATTGAAATAGATAAATTCAACGATATTGGCTCAAGTGAAGAAAAAACGATGGGTTCTCAGGTAATATCTTGGATTACAGGACAAAAAAATTAAATAATTGTTGACAAAAGTAAGCAATAATTATTATTTTTAATATAAAAATAAAATTGGGAGTAAACCATCGAAAAATACGACGAAAATAAAAGCAAAGGACAGATAAATAGAGAGTTATTCCGAAGATGGAGAGACGCTAGACAGTCTTGGGATACAGAAGCTAGAGACGCTGTAGACTTTGTTTTAGGCAATCACTACACAACAGATGAATCAAATGCTTTACAGGCAGTTGGTCAGGCTGATTTCGTTATAGACAGAGTTTATGCAGCAGTTGATAAATTAAAATCTTTATTAACAGCTCAACCTGCAAGGTTTTCTGCAATAGGAAGAGAAGACTCTGACAATAAGTTAGCTAACGTTTGGAAAACAATACTTGAGTATGTTTGGGATATTTCAAAAGGTGATGTTGTTTTTAAACAGATTGTTCACGACTATGCTGTCGCTGGACTTGGATATGCTTATGTTTATGTGGACCCAGAAGCTGATTATGGAAGAGGTGAAGTAAAATATACAAATGTTGACCCATTTCGTGTTTATGTAGACCCTGCTTCAAGAGATAGATTTTTTCAGGATGCGTCTGGTATAGTTTTATCAACATACCTAACTGAACAACAACTATTAGATTTGTACCCAGAATTAAAAGAAGTGATAGACAAATTAGAGCCAGGAGACAGTTCTCTTTATGGAGAGGATTATCCTACATCTAATTTAAAAAATTCACAAAATGTGTTTACTCCAGCAGAAGCAAAGAATTTAGATTATAATACTAATGAAAAATATCAAATTTTAGATAGATTTTATAAAGTAAGAGTTCCATACTATAGAATGTTTAATACATTAGATGGTTCAGAAAAAATTATAGACTCAGAAACTTATGCAGCAATTATAGAGCAAGAAGAAACTATCGAAGCTTTTGAAAGAGGAGCTATAGAGGTAGAAGAAATTATGCAAACTAGAATTGCTCAGTGTTCTACTATAGGAGATATTTTATTATTTGAGCGTACCTTAAGTACTGATATCTATCCAATTGTTCCATTTTCGAACATTTGGACTAATACTCCCTATCCGAAGTCAGATGTGAACAAGGTTAAAGACTCTCAGAGGCTTTTAAACAAGCTATTCTCTTTAACCTTGTCACACGCTCAGTCTGCAGCAGGATTAAAATTATTAATCCCTGAAGGAAGTATAGATAGCACAAGTCAGTTAGAAAAGGATTGGGCAAACCCTAATGCGGTTATTGAATATAACCCAGAATTTGGTGAGCCTCACTACCCACAACCAGCTCCTTTAACAAGTGAGTTTTATTATTTGATTGATAGGGTAGAGAAATATATAGATTTAAATTTTGGTATTCCTGAATTATTACAGGGTTATAAAGACAACGCTCCTGAATCAGTAAGAGGAACAATGCTTTTATCTGAAATGGGAGAATCAAGAGGAAAATCAAAATTAAGAGATGTAGAAGCAAGTTTAGCACAAGTAGGACAAGTAGTGTATAATCTTGCTAAGGGACATTATCAGTTCCAAAAGACTTTTAAAATTGTACAGGCGAATAATGACTTAACAGAATTCACTGTCAATATGAGATTGTACGATGATAAAACAAACGAACTAGTGCAAATAGAAAATGACCTAACAATAGGTCAACACGATGTTCGTATAATATCAGGCTCAACTTTGCCGAGTAACAAAGTGGCAGAATACAATATGTACCTAGAAGCTTACAAGATTGGCCTGGTAGATGATGTCGAGGTTTTAAAGAAAAGTGAAATCTACGACAAAGAAGGTGTTCTTCAGAGAAAAAGCCAAATGGCTCAAATGCAAAGCTATATTGCACAACTTGAAGACCAAGTAAAGAAACTTAGCGGAGACTTGCAAACCTCAGAACGTGAAACTGTAGGGGCTCGTAAGAGAGTTGAAACAGAGAAATTCAAGTCAGAGTTAAATGCAGTTCTTCAGAATGCTAAGTATAATGAGAAAGAAAAGGCAATGAATCTAGGAAATGTAGTTGACCGTATGGAAGATTCTTTACTGCAAGAACAGAAAACAAAAACAGAAAAGTAACCTGGTTCGGCGCCTTAGAGCGAAATCAGGGAAGGAGAGGAAATGGCAGAAAAACAAGAACAGGTTGAACAGCAAGACCCAATAGTGGAAGGCGTAGGAGAAGTTAATGAAACTGTTTCTATGGAAGAACCACAAGAGCAAGTCGTTGAAGAAGAGATGGCTGAAGCTGTAGATTGGGAAGCAGAAGCTAAGAAGTTTCAGTCTATGTATGATAAAAAGACCGCAGACTATGAAAATATGTCTAGGGACACTGCTCAATTATCAGAATTGAGAGACATACTAGAATCGAATCCTAACTTAGTTACAGCAATGGAAAAAGAGCTTACTGGTCAATCACAAGGAGTTGAATCTAAAGGTTCAGAGGTGTCACCAGATGCTTTTGACCCTTGGGACGCCTATTACAAGAAAGATTCACCATCTTACAAAATGAGGGTGGCGAATGAAGAAAAACTTGTACACGACACTGTAGACCGTGAACTCGGAAAAATACAGCAGGCTATGGCAATCAATAATTTGAAAACTGAATTAGTATCTAAGTATAAACTTGGAGAGGACGAAGCTTCAGATTTTATTGAATTTGCTACTACTCCACGAGGAAATCTTCCAGTAGAGACCTTAGTAAGGGTTTGGAAAGAAGAAAAAGGCGGGAAGAAAGTAAATGAAAATAAAGAGGCAGTCCAAAAAGCTAAAAGTATACCTAAACCAGCTGGAGTTCTTCAAGGAGCAGATGTTCCACAGAAGAATGAAGCAGACCAGGTTTGGGATTCAATTATGAGTGCTAGTGGCCAAAACAAATTAGCAAAATAATATAACAATTAGCTTAGGAGAAACAAATGGCTTATAATCAGAATCAATTAAAACAATCTGATATCAGCGCTTCAACAACTAGCATTAGTGGATTTCAGAATCCAGACCAAAGAAAATTGTATGACTTTTCTGACCGAGTTGCAGAACTTATGCCAGAGGAGTCACCTTTTTTCGTCTACCTAAGTAAAGTTTCAAAGAATCCAGTGGATGACCCTGTGTTCCGTTTCTTAGAAAACAGAACAGTCACTAACTGGACTTCACGTAACTTTAACTTAGCGGCTCACGTTAATGGTGAAAGCGCTGTTACAGCTGGTAACTCATATGACTTTACTGTTGACGACGGTTCAGGTAGCGCAATTTCATTCCTTACAAAAGGAATGGTTGTTGCTGTTAATACTGTTGATGGAACAGCAGGATGGTCTCAAGCTCTTGTAAGAGTTGAAAGTGCTCCATCAATCGGTTCATCTTCTACTACCTTCACAGGAAGAATAGTAGATGTATCTAATTCTAATGTTACAGGATATAATGTTCTATCTAACAATGATGCTTGCCAAATCGTTGGTACATCATTTGAAGAAGGAACAGGTTCACCTGATACATTCTCAGATACTCTAGATGACGATTATGGATATACTCAAATCTTTAAAACAGCTTGTGAGCTTACCAACACAGCGATAGCAACACGTCATCGTGGTTATGCTAACGAATTTGACAGAATCTGGGCTCAAAAACTCCGTGAACACAAAGTAGACATCGAAAGAGCTATGCTTTTTGGACAACGCGCACGTGTTAATGGAATTCAATACACTGAAGGTCTTGTAGGACACATCGTAAAAAACGTTAACCCAAATGTAGGTGATACTGCATTAAGTTACTCTTCTGGTAGTGCATACTACAGAAGTGTAGCTCAAGATGAATTAACTTACGATAGATTACTATCTGACTTAGAAGTTATTTTTGACCCAGCAAGAGGTGGAGCAAGTGAAAGACTTGTTCTAGCTTCTTTACCTGTAGTAACATTCTTTAACAAATTAGGCGACGGTGCTTTCTTAGACGCATCTATTGGCTCAGCGAGCAATATGCCTTACAGAATGAATTTTGATAAAGCAGACGGAGCTTTCGGGCACCAATTGCTTAACATCAATACAATTCACGGTAGCTTATACCTTGTTAAAGAGCCTCTATTCAGAGGTATGGCAAGTGGAATGATGCTTATGGCTGATATGTCTAATTTGGCATACAGACCATTAGTTGGAAATGGTTTAAATCGTGATACTCAAATCCAAACAAATGTACAAAGTGCAGATGAGGATTTAAGAAAAGATATGATTCTTACAGAAGCAGGTCTTGAAATCACATTACCAGAAGTTCACGCGCTTTACAACGTGGAGGGCATATAAGATGAGAAGTTCGTATTTAGAAGTTAATAGTGGACAAGGCGACTACAGAAAACACGTAGAACACCTAACAGCAGCAGTTACTTTAACAAATGCTGATAGTGGTAAAGTATATATGTGTTCATC